AGCAAAGCCATTTATTGAAGTAACATTGGAGGTTAAGGATGTCGAAGAAGGAACAGGACGAAACGAAGGACGCCTTGGCGCATTGGTATGCGCTGGAGAAGATGACGGACGAATGGTTGAAGTCAATTGCGGTAGCGGGTTTAGTGACAGCGATCGTGATAGTTTTTGGAATAGTCGTAGCTCACTTATTGGGCAACTTGTAGAAGTAAGAGCAGACGCTATTACGCAAAATCAAGATGGCACCTACAGTTTGCGTTTCCCACGGTTTAAAACATTTAGAGGTTTTGAGGTTGGAGAAAAGTTGTAAGTATATACTGCACGAGTTTACAATGGGCGATGTAGAAGATCCTGAAATCTACTGTGCAGAGCCAATTTATCAATGGCAGCAAACACCTGCGGGCAAATGGTGTATGGAAAAAGCCACAGATCCAACCTACAATATTATGGCCGATCCTGCAACATTTGGTTATCGTGTTACAATTACAGGATATTTAAGTGGCAAACATGCCATATTCTGGGCTCTCAAAAGAGCTTGACTTTTTAATCAAGAACATATATACTAACAAAATACACTGTTAGGAGACATTTAAATGGCTACAGTAGCTGGCATCAAAGTAAAGAAAAAAGCACCCAGAGCAGCACCTCGTGTAAAACGTGGAGCGAAACTTACTGCACCTAGTTGGGAAGGTTGGGAAACTTGGACAGGCGAGCAGGTCCATCGTCATAGAGAATATTGTAGATCATTTTATTATGAAAATTATAAACCCGCAGATTTGTATCCTGCAATTTATAAATGGATGGAAAAAAGCGGCGAGTATACCAAAGAACAACTCAAACATGCCAAAGCTGTTCCTAGTGCATTCACTAGCATTACAAGTGCTATTGTAGCACAATGTTTCTTAGACGGTGCTCCTGATTACGTAAAAGTAGAAGATGAATACTGGCAAAGTTTGCCTGGTACAATGGGTGAGAAAAAAGGTCCAAGTGAGTTTCTTAAGAAGCGTATTGAAAGTTACATAGAACGTGGTTCTAAAGTAGTAGTTGAAAAGAAAGCAGAAGAAAAAGAAAAAGCAAATGTATATGTTCCTACTATCCAAGAGCGTATTCGAGATCAAGCATTTGAAATGGCCGAGCCGATTGACGAATGGCTAGAAGGTTGGATCGAAGATAAAGAATCATTTGATCCTAAAGGATTTGACTTTAAAGCATACTTTAAAAAAATTCAACCTAGTCAAGCACATGCTCGTAAAATGAAACAGTTCTGGGAAATGGAACTTGTAGACTTTGACGAACTAGAGCGTATGCCAACTGCCGGACAATTGAAGAAAATGAGTGAACACGATGCAGATCAATGGGCACAACTTAAAGAAGGCTATAGTCATCTTAAAAAAGGCGAAGTTAAAAAATATCGATCTGCAATCGAAACTGTAAATGCAGAACTAGACTTTATTATTGAACAAGCAAAAGCAACACGTAAGCCACGTAAACCTAAGGCACGTTCAGCAAGTAAAGTAGTAGAGAAGTTGAAGTTCTGTAAGGCAGACGACAAATACAGCATTGCATCAATTGATCCTACAACGATTGTTGGTGCAAATGAGCTTTGGGTGTTTAATGTAAAAACTCGCAAAATAGGCAAATATGTTGCGTCTAACATAGATCCTAAAGGTATGCAACGTGAAGGAACAGGTTTAAGTGTAAAAGGTACAACTATTATAGGTTATGACGAAAATGCAAGCATTCAAAAGACATTACGTAAACCGCCGGAACAACTTAAACAGTTTAAAACCGCAGGTAAAGTAGCTCTACGTAAGTTTTTAGACGAAATTGCTACAACTGATACTAAACTAAATGGACGTTGCAATCCTGATACAGTTCTTCTGAAGGTAGTCTGATAAATACTGTATAATATACAGGAACCTCAGATGACTATACGTAACAGTTTAAATGATCTTGCATCAGCAATAGAAGACTTACAAAGCGCACCTGCTCCTAAGAATAATATCTTAGATAGAGAGTTAAGTGGTAATAAAATACACGGCGGAGTAATAACACACTTCGCAAGTCAAGGTATTAAGGATAATGCAAACCATGTAGTCCTTACTGTAAATGATGACGGTGTTCATTTAGACGCACTGTACACTCCTGTTATTAAAAGTTCTGTAGAAGTTGAAGGTAATCTAACCGTTGAAGGTACAATACGTGCAACTAGTATGCATGTAGAAGAACTAACAGCTGATGTTAGAAACGAGCGTTCTGATCCTTTATCTTTTACCGCAGATAATGGTGTTGCTTATGGTAAAGGACTTGTTTGGCCCGGTGGCGATTATACAAAACAATTAATATTACAACAACGTCCGGATAGATTCTTTTCAACTGAATCTTTTGAATTATTAAAAGACAAAAAGTATATGATATCTGGACAAGAAGTACTATCACAAGACACACTAGGCACATCAGTAGTTAACAGCAACTTAAAAACATTAGGTAGATTATCACGTTTAGACGTTGACGGTCCACTTAATATCGACAACTTTGTTATCTATGATGCTAATAACGAAAGACTAGCATTAGGCACAGATGCACCTAATGGTACACTTAGCATTGCTAACTGGGATCACGAGTTTGTAGTTGACAGCAACGATGAAAACGAGTTTGTAATAGGTTCATATACAAATGTTGCAATTAATCTTATTACAGATGACACCGAAAGACTTACTATCACTGAATCAGGTTCTGTCGTTATACACGGTAAAACAACATTCAAAGATAAAATAGGTGTAGGTGTAAAGAACTTTAACCCAGATGCTGATATTACTACAGCAGGACCTGTACGATTTCAAGGTAAAAAGTTTGAAACAGCAGATGAAGCACCAACAAGCGGAAATTATGCACTAGGAGATATTGTATGGAATACTAATCCTAGACCCACAGGCTATGTTGGATGGATATGCATCAAAACAGGAACTCCGGGTGACTGGAAACCGTTCGGTCAAATCGTATCATAATACTGATATTTAATATTTCCATTATAGCCTATAAATAATTGTGCTGAACAAACTTTTCAGAGAGGGAGCAATTATGACAACTGAACAACAGGCAAAATACTGGCGTTATGCGGCGTGGACCTCACCATTTGCGGCATTAGCCATTCTTCTAGGCGAAATATTCTTAGGCTTTGACTCAATAGTAAACATCACATCTATAGCCATAACAACTATCTTTATCACAACCAGTGTGTTCTGGTGGTGGTGGGCGGTAAGTAAGATTGTGTATATGGTAAAGTGTGCTGAGAAAATGGAAGAACGCTTTTTCCATTTAAAAGAAGATATTGTAGAACTAAAAAAAGATGTTAGTGATAGGCAATGGCGAGAGCCGACAGAAAGTTGATATAGATAAAATTACCTGTCCTAAAGTAGGGTGTAATGCTATCTATAGAGATTATTATACAGACTATCTTGTGTGCGTTGATAGACGTATGATGAACGAAGCACTAAACGCAAAAGCTAATATAAAAGGTAGTTTAGTTTATACAAGACCAGACTGGGTTAACAACTTCAAATCAATTAGAGTTAGACAAGTTCCAGACTTGCCATACAAGGGTGATCAACGATGGGACGAACCCTTTCAATGGGGTAGTGGTCCTTATGCTGTTTTAATTGCTGCAAAGTATACTAAAGAAAAGCAAGTTAGTTTAATCGGTTTTGATTTATATAGTAAAACAAAGACAGTTAACAATATATACAAAGATACACCAAATTACGATCAATCAGATAAAAGAGCTGTTGATCCTCGATATTGGATACATCAAATAGGAATGGTATTTGAATGTTTTCCTAAAATCAAATTTATAATCCATCAAAACGATAACTGGGAATTTCCAAAAGCCTGGAAATATCCTAATGTAACGGTTGACAAGATAAGTAACATATATTATAATACATAGTATGAATACAACAGGTCTTGGCGTCATCCCTTCTAATTCTGCCGCCATACTTATAGGAGATAATTATGGCAAAACATTATAGCACAAAACATTACGGACATAACATTGGCTTATCGGCAGTATTCCGTCAACCTAACGCAGATCATTCACACTGTCACTTACTACACGGTTACAGTCTAGCATTTACATTTACATTTGGTTGTGATCATTTAGATAATAAAAACTGGGCTGTAGACTTTGGAGGACTTAAACCTTTGAAGGCTTGGCTCGAAGATCATTTTGATCATAAAGTTGCAGTAGATATTGCAGACCCGCACTTAGAGACACTACGCGAACTAGAAGCAAAAGGTCTAGCAGAGATTAGAGTGTTTGAAGGTGTCGGTGCAGAGAAGTTTGCAGAACATGCATTTAACTTTGCAGACAAACTAATACGTGAAGCAACAGACAATCGTTGTTATTGTGTACGAGTAGAGTGTGCAGAACACGGAGCAAACTCAGCAATATACGAGGCATGATTTGGTTAAGAAGTATGTTGACGGCGAAACAAAAGAACAACGTAAAGCACGTAAAGCTCTAGAGAAAGCGCAGAAAAGTGCGGAAACTCACGAAAATTTGCCGCAAGAAAGTGTGGATGAAAAATACTATGTGTTATGTCTAAAACACGGCACAAAATATTCTGCAGATTACGTAAACAAGCTCTATAGTATGGTAAACAGATATTGTTCACTTGATATAGAGTTTGTTTGTTTAACCGAAGATCCTTCTAACCTTAACGACAATATTACAACAATACCATTACCTGAAGAATTAAACGGTTGGTGGTGCAAACCTTACATATTTTCAAATGAGCTTGGGCTCAAAGGAACAATACTATATATCGACTTAGATGTAGTTATATCAGGTAGCATAGACAAGTTATTTCTTTACAACACAGACAGATGGTGTACAATAAGAGACTTTACTCGAAAGATGCGTCCGCAATGGGAAAAGTATAACAGCAGTGTAGTCAGATTTAAATACGGAACAATGAATCATTTTTGGGAAGGATTCAAACAAAATAGATTGTTAATAGAACGCAAGTTTCACGGAGATCAAGACTGGCTATATGATGCTACACATAAAAGTATGCCTGCTTGTTTGTTTCCAGATGAATGGATTAAAAGTTGGAAATGGGAAATACGAAAAAATAAAGATTTAAGATATAGCATGCCAAGGGGAACTCGTAAACTGAGAATTGTTGAGAATGTAGTTCCTCCTAATGATTGCTGTATATGTGTATTTCACGGAGATCCTAATCCTGAAAACTGTGATGATCCTTGGGTTAGAGATAATTGGAAATGAGTAGGATTATGAACTACATAGCTTGGTACAAAAAACTTAGAAGTCAAGGATATAAAAAACTTGACAGTATCTGTTGGGCAGTGTATAATAGTAAGCATTATACAATTAAAGGCATATACAAATAATGGACTTAAAATTTACAACAGCAGGTGATTTCTTGAAGGCACAACAACAACGCATTGGCTTTGCATGTAAGTATATGCATCCTGATCAAACACAGAAGAAAAAGTTACTAGAGGAAATTCAGAGACCGCTAAATACTCGTAGCACAACAGTACAGTGGCTGAACAGACAGACACGTGATGTTGCTGAAGAACGCTTGTGGGATATTATGGTACATAATATTGCAAGCTATGGGAGATTGATTGAGTATGTTGGAAGCCTTCCTCAAGAGTTACGTATGGTACGATTGGGCTCTGATGTTCTTCCTGTTTATACCGAGCCTACTTGGTGCTATTTTTGGCGCCGTCAAGATGTACGTGATTATGCGGAAAGAGAGTTTGCCAAAGTCGGAGACACAGCCAGACGCTTGGATGTTAGACTCTCCATGCACCCAGGACAATTTACAGTCCTTGCTTCGGATAATGAGGAAATAGTTGATAGGAGCATAGAAGAATTTGAATATCACACCGATGTCTTGCGCTGGATGGGATACGGCCGCACATATCAAGACTTTAAATGCAATGTACACATATCGGGTCGAAGAGGTCCACAAGGCATCAAAGACGCCCTCAAGAGACTCTCGCCCGAAGCACGAAACACCATCACAATCGAGAACGACGAAAACAAATGGGGGCTCGAACACAGCCTCGAACTTGTCGACCACTGCGCACTCGTTCTTGACATACACCATCACTGGTGCCGTGAAGGAGAATACATTCAGCCCACCGACGATAGATTTGCTCGCGTGATTGACAGTTGGCGTGGTGTGCGTCCTGTTATTCACTACAGTGTCAGCAGAGAAGATGTGCTGGTTAACTTTGCAAAAGGACATAAGCCTAACATGGCAAATTTACTAGAGCAAGGATACAAAAAAGCAAAACTACGAGCTCACAGTGATTACATGTGGAACCGGGCTGTTAACGACTGGGCATTAGAGTTTTTAGACTATGCAGATATTATGGTAGAGTCAAAGTGCAAGAATTTAGCAAGTATTGCACTACATAAATACAATATGGAGAGAAAACACTATGAGCTATCTAAACAAGATGTACGGCAGAAACAAGCCGGCCCAGACCCAATCATTATCTGATAAAAATCCTAATCGTGTAACTGGTGGCTTAAAGGCACAAGGTGTAGATACGCTTACTATGGTAAGCGAAGATGGGACAAGCCGTGAACTTCCGACATTAGAGTATGTGCGTAGTTTGGAAGAGCAGTCAAGAAAACAGCGAGCCGCTATCACTGTTTTAGAGCGAAAGCTAACTCGCTTAGATACTGCATTACAACAATTACAATCAGCTGTTGTTAATCGCGGCTAAGATATCTGCTTTCTTCATACTAGCGTTGGCTTTAATTCCATTCTTTTTAGCATGAGCTAACAAGTCATTCTTTGACATACCTTTTAAATCTACCGCTTGTGACTTTTTTGTTGTAGTTTTCTTGGCTTTAGGTTTTGGCTTCTCTTCTGGTGCCGGAATAGCAGCTTCTACAGCCGCTGGCAATGAAGGTCCAATTCCTAAAATACGTTTTAACCAATTTAACATAATATATCCTCCTTAAGGAATAATTATTTATACGAGTAATAATACAAAGGATTAAAATTTGACACGTATTAAAAACCAAATTTTGAATCATATTCACAAACAGTTTTCAAATACATACGAACTACAACGTGAATATAGAAGTCATCCCGGATATAGTAAATTAGAAATTAAAAACTTTTTGCCAATTAATGTTGTACATCAAATGGCAGAAGAACTAGAAAAACTTCCTTTAGAACAAGGTAAAAAGTTTACTCGAAAAGGTAGTTGTATGTATGAGTACAACGATTTAGATGTAACTCCTGTACAAGACGAAGTAGTACACACATTACACAGTTCTACTTTTTTAAAATGGTTACAAGCAGTAACCGATACTGTTGACCTAATACCTGATCCGCACTTAGTCGGTGCAGGATATGCTAAAGCGTTTAACGGTGACAGTCTAAAAGTGCATACTGACTTTAATTGGAATGAACAATTAAGATTACATCGTCGGCTAAGTGTTATAATCTATTTAAACGAAAATTGGAAAAAGGCTTGGGGTGGTAGTTTAGATTTTTATGATACAGACAGAAAAAATATTATTAGTAGCGTAGTTCCAGGTGCCGGTAATCTTGTGGTGTGGAGTTACGATAATCTAGCATTTCACGGATATCCAGAGCCTATGAAAACTCCTGCAGGTGTTTCTCGTAAAAATTTAAGATTATTTTATTATGTAAGCAACGCACAACACGATGATAAATTTCCTCCACATCGTAGTTTATACTGGTTTGATAACGAAGAAGGCGTCCCGTACGACAAGCCATGGGAAAAATAAATTTCGACTTACCAGATTTTAACTATAAAAACTATAAATGGATTATAGAAGACAACGTAACTATTCTTGGACGTTCAAATAGTTTCGAAGATCAAAATGTTAAAAATGTAGAAGCAGGATACACATCTCAAAATTCTATGTATTATAGAAATTTTGAAGTAGATGGCGCTGTGCATGATTTTTGTCGTACACTATTTCCAAGATACAGCGTTGGCATTATGAAACAGCCCCCTGGACAAACACTTCCAGTACACACTGATACATTTTTTCAATTTGCAAAAAATAATAATGTAGAACCAAGTAGTTGTTGTAGGGTAAACATTTTTTTAGAAGACTGGCAAAGTGGTCATTATTTTGAAATAAATGAAAATTCGGTCTTGCATTGGAAGCAAGGTGATGCTATAATAATAAAATGTAATGAACCGCATCTCAGCGGCAATATGGGCATGACGAACAAATATACCATGCAAGTAACCGGAGTAATAGATGAATTTAAGAGGAGCTAAACCTTTAGTAGATCCTAACATAAAAGATTTTATACAAAATCTGGATCCTACTAGCGATTTATACAACAGTAATATACCAGCTGAATTTACAGAAAATTATTTTAATTGGATTAACTCTAGTAAACTAAATGATTTAAAAGGGTTAGAACTTTTTACAAATCGTAAACTAGTTGCAGGATCAGCACAAGCATTTGATCATTGGTATTGGCGTCACAAGAACAGAACATTTAGATTTTTCCGTGGCGAATTTATGTATCATAGTGCAGTATTAAAACATGGAGGCTTATGGGCTTACATTAACGATAGAAAATTGCAGACTAACGATGCTGTAATTATTAGTGTTCCCTTTTCGGACTATGGCAGACAACACGAAGATTTAGAGAATGTATTAGTTAACTGTGATGTTTTAGGTATACCTGTATTATTAGATTTTGCGTATTATCCTTGTACTAAAAACATTAACTTAGACTTAACAAAATACAAGTGTGTAGAAACTGTAACATTTAGTATTTCAAAAGCATTTTATGGTGCAGAATTTTTACGAGTAGGTATGCGTTTAGAACGCACAGACACCGATGACGGAGTAGATGTATTCAATTCTGTAGATATGCATAACCGTGTTTCGTTAAGTATTGCTAATAGCTTAATTAACAAATTTAGTATAGATTATAATTGGAATACACATGAGCGGACTTACCTAGATGTTTGTGTAGAAAATGATTTAAACAGTACTGATTGTATTATGTTTGGATTAGGCGGTGATGAATGGGAAATGATGAACAGAGGCACAGAAGTTAATAGAGTATGTGTGTCAGAATTAATAGGAGAGAAATTAAATGGCATCTATAGTAAGCAGTCATAATGACTGGGATCCACTAGAAGAAATTTTTGTAGGTATTGCAGATCATGCACGTATTCCAACAGTTGATAAATCAACTCACAGTTTTGGTTTTGCAGACTGTACCTACGAGCAAATTAAAGATTTAGAAGGACCATCGCCCCAATGGGTAGTTGACGAAGCTAATGAAGATTTAGACGGACTTTCAAAAACACTAGAAGGGCTAGGAGTTAAAGTAAGACGTCCACATGCGATTGATCATTCTAAAGAATTTTCGTCTCCTGATTGGAAAACAACAGGATGGTACACATATTGTCCACGTGATTTGTTGTTACCTTTAGATAACTTAATTATCGATTGTCCCGGTGCAATGAGAGCAAGGCAGTATGAAACATTAGCATATCGTTATTTTATGTATGAAGTAATGGAAATGGGAACAGAATGGATTGCAGCGCCGCGCCCGAGATTGTTAGATGACAGTTATCAATTAGACGATCTAAGCATTCCTACACTTACAAATGAAGAAGTAGTATTTGATGCTCCAAACGTAGTAAGACTTGGAAAAGATTTACTTTATCAAGTTTCTAACTCAGGAAATATGTGGGGATATAAATGGCTTAAAAGCATACTAGAACCAAGAGGCTATCGTATACATCTAGCTGAAAAGTTTTACAGTTATTCTCACTTTGACTCAACTGTTATTCCACTTCGTCCTGGACTAGTTTTGTTTAATGGCGATCGTTGTACGCCAGACTGGTATCCTCCAATCTTTAAAGACTGGGATAAAATTTATATCCCAGGAGACGAAGTTGTAGATATTGGATCTAATTTAGAAGGTAACGTAAGTCCTTGCTCTAAGTATATTGGGTTGAACATGCTAAGTGTTAACGAAGAACTAGTTATTATTGATGAAAATCAAGACTATGTTCGTCGCGAACTTAATAAACATGGCATTGAAACTATCGGCTTACCGATGCGCCAAGCACGTACACTAAGCGGAGGGTTCCATTGTGTAACACTAGATACAAAGCGCAAAGGCTCTTTGGAAAACTATTTTGATTGATGAAAGAGGATTTCATTTACCGTTTCTAGAATGGATGATCACAACCAGTTGCGATTTAGCTTGTCCTGGTTGTGATCGTTTTATTGATTACGACCATCCATGGCATGAAGAGTTTGAAGAACTTAAAGAAAATATGTTTTCTTGGAGTAAGCGTCTTGATCCTGATAATTTTACTATTATAGGTGGAGAACCTTTAATCCATCCTAAAATATATGACATATTAAAACACAGCAGAACATGTTTTGATCATGCTAGAATAGAAGTATATTCAAATGGATTTTTCTTACCAAAAAGAAATAATCTGTTAGAAGTACTATTAGATATACAACCTGCAAAACTTAGTATTACATTTCATAATACCAATCCTACTATAAGACAAAAAATTGAAGATAATATTAGGACACATATTATTAGAGATTTAGAGTGGAAACTAGAACCTAATAATATATGGCGATATCAAGATGTTGAACTCGAAGTAACAGATCCTACACAAGGTGGATGGTATGATTATAGACGCAACATTAATGGTGTGTTAAAACCGTGGAATGATAATGATCCACAGAGCAGTTATTCAAAATGTAGTGCAAATATCTATCCTATAATTTATAAAAATCGTTTATACAAATGTCCTCCTATTAGTATGCTAGAAACACATGCTAAAAAATACGGGTTAGATGCAGACGATGATTGGACAGAATATTTAAAATATAAAGGACTAGCTATAGATTGCAGTGAATACGAACTGCAAGGGTTTGTAACAAATATTTTTGAACCACATCCTATTTGTGCAATGTGTCCTGCAAATCCAAAATTAAAACCTCAGCAAGAAGCATTGTTGAAAGGTAAAATTCATGAAGAACATTTATAAGCCGCCGGCACCGATTAAAGTATTGCGAAAAGGACTAATACCGTCAAAAGGTATAACATCATCTCGCCTCTGGAGTTTCTTAAAGACTATAAACTTTTTGTATGAAGACAACATAAGCGATAACAGTATTTTGTTTTTTGAAAATGTAGGATTAAATTTTGATAGACTAAAAAGTATCGAGTTTAAGCCTAACGACTTTTTAGTGGTAGACGACACATATGAAGGATTGCTAACACAAGAACAAGTAGATTATATAATATCTCTAGGTATAGATTACGCTATTTGTTCTAGCAATGAAAATTTATTTGGTGATAATGTTTACTTCTTTAGTTTTCATTTACTCTATAAAGATTACGACAATATTAAAGTACAAAACCCGTTTAGTGTTAATCTAGAAAAAAGAGAAAATATATTTTTATCGTTAAACAGACAGACAAGGACACACAGATTAAAATTAGTAAGTTATCTAGCTGAAAAAGATTTATTAGAAAAATCTATAGTTAGTTGCGATTATATAGAATTACACAATATAGAAAATAATGACATATTAGAAGATAATTTAGAGTTGCTAACTCCTAAAGAAATTAATACCCTAACAGAAATTTTACCTTTAAGACTAGATGATACAAATAATGTAAAGCATCTACCCGACCCTAGCACATTCTATCAAAACAGCTATTGGAGTTTAATCGGCGAACGTGATTTTTATTCTGACGTTTATGTTGGCTGGACTGAAAAAGTTTTAAAATCGTTTTTATTTTATCATCCATTTATAGTTGTAGGACTACCATTTACTCTTGAATCTTTAAAAAGTTTTGGGTTTAAAACATTTGATAATTATATAGACGAATCTTATGATACTATTACTGATCACCACAAACGTTTTAATTCTATTAAAGAACAAATTGATAGATTAGCAGAAAAAACTATTGACGAACATCACAAAATATATCAAGACATGCTGCCATTATTAGAATATAACCACAATTTATACAAAGATATAAATTTACGTTATGGACCAACAGAATTAATGGATCAATTAACAAAGGCTAAACTAAAATAAATTACATATCTATTTTCGTTAATATTTTCATTAGTAGTTTGCATAGACTTCAAATTTCCAGGATATACAATAATATCTCCTTCAGGGGTTACAGTTTCAAACTTTTCAACATTAAATTCGTTTGCTTCTTTTCTGTGCATTTTTGAATAATAACTTATATTGTTATTAGGATTATCTATTAAAAGATTACCACTATTGGGCGGTGTTTTAACAAAATACATGCCTGTTGCAAAAGAATTAGGAACTTCTACAGGCATTAGCAATCCGCCGGGCATTGTACAACTACCCCACATTTGTTGTATTCCTAGTTGCGTCATATGCGGTTCTAGTTCCCAGGTTTCTATTAGTGTGTTTGATATTAAAGATATAGTTTCTACTAAAGGTTGGAATAGTGTTTTATTATGCAATTCTCCTTCAGTGAGAAAGCCTTTGTTATATGTTTCTCTATCTGTTTCTTCAATGTAATCTATATATGACTGTTGTTCGTCTTTATGCGAGTCATATGTCATAATCCATAAAGGAGAAACAAACATCGGATAAGCTACTAGTTTTGACATACAGATATTTACATAAATAATTTTACAAGGAGAAACATTATGATACAGAAATGGATTAATTCTCGTTTGAAAGAGCGTACTACACTAGATGGTGTTATTCTAGTTGCAGCAGGCGTTTCATTCTTAATTTTTAAACCTATTGCAGCTCTAGCAGCGTATGGCGCGATTGCTTACGGTGCTTGGACTATTTGGAAAAAGGAATGAGCTGGTTTTTAGTCATTCTTTTTATGGAATGGGAACAATACCCAGTTTACTTGTTTACCGAACCGCAATTTTCAAGTTACGAAGAGTGTATTATAAGCTCAAGAAACCCGGAAGATGTACAGGGTTATGTTAAAAAACTTCTTGAAGTTTATGGTAGACCTATGCCAGTTAAGGGTGTAGTTTGTATTGACGAAAATATGAAAGATCGTTTGTTAAAAGAACTTAGTATTTAAAGTTTACTAATTGGGAGATCAGAACTAGCAGATAATTTCCATTTTTGCTTTTGTTCTACTCCCTTTTTTTGTGCAAATTTCTTGCTATCACAGTTACTACAAACATGAAAATAAGAGTTTGATAGACGTTTAGGGTCTATATTTCCTCTAGGACGTTCGAATTCTATATCACAATTATCACATCTAAACACACACATAGTTAATTCACGCTTGTAGAGGTGTTCCTTGCCGGTTTTACTAACCCTTGTATGCCTGGTTTTAACCTTATATTCTTTTATATACATAACTATATTTACATTAAGATTATAAAATCATACGATAAATAACTGTAAGGAATGACAAAATATGGATATTTGTACACTAACTAACGCTGCAAAAACACAAATTGACGCACTTTGCACAGAACATTCGTGCCATGCAATTACTTTAAACATTAAAGGCGGAGGATGTGCCGGATTCGAATATGATTGGGGCATGATAATGTCTCCTGAAGAAATAGAAGAAGGTGACGAAATATTAAAAACTGACAATGATTCTTATTTTGTAATAGGAAAGCATTCAATTATGTTCTTAATCGGAACTGAAATAGATTACACAAAAAGCATAATAGGATCTACTTTTGAAATTAGAAATCCTAATGCGCAATCTGCATGTGGATGTGGTGTTAGCGTAAACTTTAATATGGATACTATTCCATTATAATATAACTGGAGCAAATTTAAATGGCTAAACAAGAAATTGATATTGGTGTTGAGGGTAATGACGGCACTGGTGATAGCATACGTGAATCGTTTCGTAAAGTAAACGAAAACTTTAATGAGATTTATGCTGTATTTGGAGAAGGTGGCCAAATTAGTTTTACCACACTTGGCGACACACCAGACAACTTAATACCAACTACAGTTCCGTTAGTGAACGACGGAGCAACTGCATTTGATTTAGCAGAATTTGCTAGTGACTCAGCATTAAATCCAAGTGATGTAGATAGTGTTTTAATATCCGTTACACCTTCTAGAGATAAGATAATTTTAAGAACTAACTTTAGACAAGTAAGCCAAGACTTGACTCCGACACTTGGCGGTCCACTTGATGCTAGAGGACAAGGCGATGCTAATATTACACCAATCGCATTAAGTTCACAATCTATATCACAAGAAGCAGTAAATGCATTTAACTCTGCACACGGTTTACCTGGTGTTACTATTGACGATCTTGTAATTACAAAAGGCTATGCAGACGGAAGATATATTGCAGGTGATTTGCCAGTACGTTTACAAGACGAACCTGCAGATGCTTCAGAGTATACACTAATTGTTGATTCTTATGCTAATGGTAATCTTGTAATTAATAGTCACGGATTTGATAGAACTATTAATGGCGCTGAATATAGATTTAATGCTGAAGATAATGATCCAACAGGACTTATTACTAACACAGTATATTACTTACGTTATGCTACAGCAGATCAATTAAGTGTACATGAAACTAGAGAAGACGCAAAAGTACAAAGTCAAAATGATGCAGAATTAAACAAAATTTTTGTTACAGGTATTATTGCTAGTGATGATGAACACTCATTTGTTGACACCGGTTATGATCCTACACTAGAAGGATTTTTCCTAGCAAACGAAGCAATACCACGTAAGAGTGCAGTTCGTAGACAAGGCGATAAAATGTCAGGGCCATTAATTTTACATGATAGCCCAGGTGAACTTGCAGGACTTACAAACGTTCCAGAAGAATTACAAGCAGCTACAAAATATTATGTAGACAACACTTCTTATTCAGCACAAGATAATTTATTTGTAAGTACAAAAGGTGATGATACTATGAAAGGTGTGCCTTCAGGTAAAGAAGGTACATCATTTAACTATGCATACGGAAGTATTAATGCCGCAGCTCGACGAGCTGAAGAAATGATACGTGCATCAGAAGCAGAGCCTGGTCCTTACTTCCAAACAATTACAATTAATGACGGTGTTGATAATGCTGTTGTTGACACAGCAAACTTTAACAATCCGCTGCCACAATTTACACTTGCAAAAGATTTAATACAAGCAAACAGAGACTTTATTATTGCAGAAGTTAGGGCTTACTTAGCATTTAAATATCCTGATTTTGATTACGATATAGAAACTTGTGATAGAGACACAGGTTTAATATTAGATGCTATTTCGTTTGATATAGCTAAAAGTTTTAGTGATACACTAAACAATGCTAACTCCTTAACAAGGAAAGCAGGCGAACGTTATTATGCAAATGCAAGCGGACGTATTGCTATTACTAGACAGGTAGTTGAAACTGTAGATGCTATTGAACATGCTAAAGATGTTGTTGCAGCAATACTATTAAACAGACCGTTTAACCAAACACCAATTGATGACATTTCGTCAGCGCAGATTGCTAAGATTACTACAACTGCACCACATGGATTAATTACAGGTAACATTATAAAACCAGAAGGTATTGTAGGTCCAACTGAACTTAATGACAATTTTTATTATGTAAAGGTACTTTCAACTACAGAATTTGAGATTTTTACAGATAAAGATTTAGAATTCCCAGTAGATACTATTGTATTAGATGATTATGATTCCGGTGGCATTGTCGGACAATTCTATCAAACAGACGAGCAACAGTTTATCGGAGTATCAGATGCAACAGCGCCAGCAAGAACAGGTGTTGGTGATAAATTTGACTTATTAATCGAAATTATGACTGAAGGACTTGATGCTGGTCAGGTTGAGAACTTTGGTAAAACATATTACATTTATATTGATCCAGGTGCTGCTAATGCATCAACTGACCAAGCGACTGATACAAATAGAGATATTATTCCAGGTAAAGTAGTAGTTGGTAAAATATCAGAAGCACAAGGTAGAATTGTAAACTATTATGCAAAAGCTGCACCAGGAAATCCAGACGGCACAGGTACCTTTGATGTTATCGAAGTACACTTGCTTAAAGCTAAAGACTTTATCGCTAATGAAGATCTAGAATACGGTAACTTTGTTAATAAGAAACAAATTACAATTTTTGTTGAATCAGGACAGTACGAAGAAGACTATCCAATTAAAGTTTCGGCAAATGTGTCTATTAAGGGTGACGAATTTAGACGTGTGATTGTAAGACCTAAGAGACGTGTGTCACAATCTCCGTGGGCAAACACATATATGTATCGTGATGCAGATTTTGACGGGATCACTGTTGCAGATAAAGGTGCTAGATTCTATAACCAAACAGACGAGTTACAAGGATTTTTTGGCTTCCACTATTTGTCAAATCCAGAAAAGCCTTTAAACGTTGGACTTCCAGTAACAAATGCTGGCGAATATGTTAATGCAGCAGCTATTCTTAATGAAAACAAAGCATTTATCCAAGAAGAAATTATTAATTACATCAATCAAAATGTAAACGACATACTTTATGATAAAGATCAATTTAGTGCAGATTTAGAAAATATTTTAAATGGTATTACATATGACATTGTTTTAAGATCATCATACCATTCAACGTCATTAGGATTAAAATTCCAAAGAGACAAATCTATCTATAAAGATCAAAAATTGAAAGATATTTGGGTAGCAGCATTAACTGAAGCAAAATCAATTGTTTCAGGATATGCAAATGTTGGTAACTTAGCAGATGCTAAGTTTGACGAAATTATTAATATTATTAATAACGGCGTTATGGATACTGACACTGGCGCAACATATCCTATCACATTTACTACCTTCGAAGGTAGCTCAGTAAATAGTGAAAATGCTAGAGATCAACTTCAAGCAAACAAAGAATTTATTGCACAAGAAGCACTAGCGTATTTAAAATCAATTGCACCTAGAAAATATATTGACGAAGATATAAGATTGAGAGACTATAGAAATATAGTTGACGCATTAACTCATGATATACTATATGGCGGAAATTATGCTATTGTCGAACTTGCAAAAGATTACTTTATATCTGATGTTATTAGATTAGAAATAACAACTCGAGAAGAAACGCTTGAAACATTAACTCACTTAAAAACTGTAATTGAAGATATTGTTTTAGAAAATAGTGTTACTCCGACAACAGGTAATAGCGAAAGTCAAAACACATCAAATAGCCCTGCTACATCAACAGAAGTGGGACTTTTAAATGCGTATATTAATATTTTATACACACAAATAGAAAATGACAACTTACTAAATATTCCTTCACAAAATTATCCGTTATTATCACCAGGTGATTCTGCATTGCTTGCAGCAAAATCAAGTATAGATGGTAATCTTGCTGGACTGCTTTCTACTATATTAGTGTTTAACGACAACGGTGCTAATACTGTTTTAAATTACAATGCTTCGAAATGTAGAAGAGATGTAGGTTTAGTTATTGATGCAATCTGTGACGATCTTGTACGTGGAGGAGCTGAGTTTTCGACAGAAGTTCAAGGCGAATACTATGATAGTTATATTTTACAATATAACAATGGAGGATTTGGCGGACAAGAAAACGCAACAAAAGCAGCAATTTTAAGAATAGGTTATGTTGCTGAAAGGTTATTAGCCGGTGCATATGATGCTAATGATATATTACAAGATCCATTAGATTCTGATTACGAAGCACCAGACTTTCAATATGGCACAGGTGAAGTAAACTCAAATAACATTGTTAACACTCTACTTGATAAAATTGTGTTTGCATTTGATGTTAACTACAATCCACCTAAGCGCAACGACGAAATGGATGCGTTCTTGATGAACGATGCAACTATCCTACGTAACTTAACAGTTCAAGGACACGGCGGATTCTTGCTTGTACTTGACCCTGATGGACAAATTCTAACTAAATCTCCATATATCCAAACTGGATCTAGTTTTAGTAAATCAAAAGGAAACCAAAAAATATTTGGTGGTGGTATGTTTGTTGATGCGTATGCAGGAAACTTACCAGTATACGTTCCAGAAACAATCGACCCAACAGGCGAAGGAAGCCCTGAAAGTGGTAAAACAAATAACTTTGAAATTTGGGTACGTTCTGAAGAAGGGCAAGGATTGTTTATTAGACAACCACAGTTACCATGTCCGTTTTATGTAGAAGGTAGACGTTTCCAAGTTAACGCTATATCAGATTATAGCCAAGCAAATGGCTGGTGTAAACTTTACTTAGATGTAACATCAAATAGCGGCGCCGGCTATGACGAAACACAGTTTGAAGAAAATAGAGGTAATATTGGTAGAACAATTTACTTGCAAACAGCTGGTAACCGTTCTATGCTTGGTAACGACTTTACACAAATTAACGACTTAGGATATGGACTTGTTACTAACAATGGTGCGTTCTCTGAGATGGTGTCTATGTTCACATACTACTGTCAAGCAGCGTACTATGCGAAAAACGGTTCAGAGATTCGTTCACTAAACGGTTCTAACGGTTATGGTAACTTTGGTCTTGTTGCTGAAGGTGCTGATCCAAACGAAATTCCAGATCAGGTTTCATACGGCTATGATATGGTATTCCCAGGTAAAGCAATTACATATAATAATTCAGGAACCAATACTAACTTACAAGGTGCAATACAAATTGCTCTTACAGATTGTAAGTTTCCTCCATTACCTAACGCAATTATACAAATTGATCATGGTGGTGCAATAGGTGTATTAAGATATTCTATCGGTGCTGTTGCTAGAACAAGTCAAGTAGCAACAGGCGGAGTATATAACGATGATGTTTATCTATTACAGTTGACTGGTACAACAAATGGTGAAAACGGAGAATTCTTTAATACACTACAAGATACACTAGCAGACGGAACATATGTAGAATTTAGATCATCCGAAACACACATTTTTGATAAAGTTAGAGATAAAGGAAATATTGTTGAACGTCCAAGTACTGCGGTTAACTTTGATGAAACAGACGATATTACTTACAGATCAGTTTCATTCTCAGGTACAAACAACTTCGGTGACGACTTAGGTACTACAAGTGTACAAACTACATTCAATCAACCTTATGACTTTATTGAACTTTATACAGATTCAACAAACCTAGGTGGCGGACAAGGCGGTGCGCAAGGCGATACTTCGATAGCTATTCTAATCAATGGCGACGATGTTCCTGACTTTAATGCAGTTATTGAAGAACGTATAACTCGCGACATTTATGGAAACCAACCTCCGGGTGTTACACTGTATCCTAATGCACACGACTTGATTGCACGTAACTTGCGTTATGTACAAGAAGAAGTAGTTGCATTTGTAAACACTCTTCCAGGATTTGCTGGAACATATGACGAAAGAAAATGTTATAGAGATACTGGACTTATCGTACGTGGTGTAGCAATGGACTTGCTTTATGGTGGTAATGCAAATACTGTACAAAATGCTAACAAGTACTATGTAGGAACAGTATTACAACTACCCGACGACGGATCACAAACAGCCGAAACAATCGCTGCAATCGATAAAGCAAAAGAAATTATCGAAAGTTATATCTTACCAAGAGTAGCATGGAGTACAGCAAATGCTAATGGTTACACACAAGACACAACTGGTAGTGCAGCAGAAGCAGGAGCAGCAACTAGTGCAGCTACATTGTTTGATATTGTAAGTGACGGCATTGGTGACGTAACAACTATTCCAACCCTAGCAAACACAACAGGTTATGCAGGGGGTATGATTTTTACATACGAAGGTCGAACACACCAGATTGTAGGATATACCGATTTAGGTAGTACAGATCCTAGCGGCAATGGACAAGGACTTCTTAGTATTGACCCTATGCCCGTAGCTGATCTTACAGCAGGTGGTACAGGGTTAAGCACAGGAATCTTAACAAACGATAAAATCTTATATGCAGGCTTACCTATCGATAGCACAGCAGAAATTACTGTTAAAATTTCATTATGTCGTGCAACTGGACATGACTTTACACAAATTGGTACAGGATCATTTAACGATTCAAACTATCCAAATGTTATTTTAGGTGATCCGGTTAACGACTTAGCACCGTTCTACTCGGATACTCCAAATGCTACATCAGCACAAGTTTGGGAAAGACGTAAAGGGCGTGTGTTCTGGATGTCAACTGACCAATATGGTTTCTTCCGTGTTGGACAATTCTTTGCAGTTGACCAAGCACAAGGTAAAATTACATTTAGTGGTGAAATTGGTATTACTGGTGCTACTGAACTTGGATTTAGAAAAGGTGTTACCGTTGATGAATTTTCAATTGATGACGAAATGGTTGACGAGTCTGATAGTGCAGTACCAGTTGAAAGTGCTATTGTCAAATACATTAACAAACGCTTAGGTAGAACTAAAACTGATCAACTAGTTCCTCCAGGTGATAGACTAGGACCAGGGTTTTTACCACTAAGCGGTTCCGCAGCAATGGAAAACGATCTAGATATGGGCGGCTTCCAAATCAAGCAATTAGCGACACCGACTAGTAATACAGACGCTGCAACAAAGGCGTATGTAGATACACAATTACTTGCAAACGATAGTTTTGATTCATTACGTGAAACACCTCCTGCAGGATACAATTATCAACAAGCAGGCGATATTGTAATTTATACAGGATTGAAGAAAGCTCTAATTACTGTTCCTGTAGATGCATCAGGTACTGATACATTTGAAGTTGATGACGAAATTACAGATGGTACAGGAACTATTGATGCAACAATCAAGGATATTATACAAACTACAGATGCTATTGTTGGAGAAAATGAACCAGGTAATAATATTGTTATTATTACATATGAACTAGCGCCTGGTAGTGCTGACTTTAATTTAGAGCAAGTATATGGCACAGCACTAAAGGCTGATGTGTCTGCTACAATTCTAAGAGGACCATTCGATGAAATTGCAAATGCTAGAAATACAGTAGGTAGTGACATTGAATATACTATTAATAGAATTAAAAGTACATTAGATGATGCAACAGCAGGTCCTATTGCAGAGTTTGACTTCCAAATTTCTCAAGAAGTGATTCAAAACGCAGAAATTAGTCCAAACGCAGCAATAGCACAAAGTAAACTACTGTTAAATAGAGCAGGCGTACTAGATACTAGTGCAGGCTTATATGGATCTGGAGATGATGTAGGTCAAGACAGTAGAGGTCTTGCAGTTTTTGATAGCAAGAGTTTTACAGAAGAAGTTCAGCTAACTGTAAGCGGAAACATAACAGCATCCGCTGGAGAGTATATCTATCAAGGGACAACAGCAGTTGGTGAAGTAGTAGCTAATGTTACAAACAGTGTTATTGTAGTAGTTAGAACAGGTGATGAGTTCCAAATTAATTCAGATATTCTTAACAAAACTACATTTACAAATGGACAAGAAACAGCTCAGTCTGCTTTAGGAGTTACAGTAACTGATGTAAAAAATACAGGCTTTATTGGCAGAGCTCCAAGAAGTGTTGACACTAGTAGACTATCTCAAATTCCTGCAAACAGTGTGTTAGGTAGAGAAACTGACGGATCGCCAATTAACATAACAGCACTTGTGGTAGGACGAACATATACTATTAATGATCCAGGTAACTCGAACTTTACAACAATTGGAGCAGCTGATAGTAATGCAGGTACAATATTTGTTGCTAATGGTGCAGGTACCGGTACTGGTACAGTTTTTGAAGTTGGAGATGTAGAAGCAGTTCCGTTTAAAAATATTATTAAACAAGGTACTGGTCTTGAAGATAGAGATTTTGAAAGTTCTACCATTGTTACTTTGACTGGTCAAAAATTAAATTTTGCTACACCAGTAAATGCAATAGATGGCGAAGTTATAACACAAGGACAAACACAAGGTACTGTACAAGGTAGTGTATTCCAAGAACGTTCAATTTATGTAGTAAATGTAATTAACTCAGTCACATCGTTACCAGCAGTATTTGCTAACGGTTCTGTAACAGGTTCTCTGTCAGGAACAATTGGTAATGTAATTACAGTTAATACTAACGTTAACTTATCAGGTAGTGTTTTAGTAAAACAAGAAGACGGCATATACGGTACTACACCGATTAGTATAGGTTCAGCTGGTAATACTATAGCTAGAAGAACTTCTGGCGGTGGCATACAGGCTAACTCACTTATTATTGGTAGCGCAAGTACAAACGAAGTACTCAGCGAAGTCGGCGGCGTACTATCTTTTAAAACACCTACACAAGGTATTATTCTTCAAGCAACTGGAAATAGCAAACCAGTAATGCACACAGGCGGTACTATAGAAGTTGGTGATATTGCTGCTGGTGCATCTAGTGAAAGTTCCTTCCATGAAAATAGTACTTATGGATCAAGTGGCGGAGCAGGTACTACCGAAGAAACAAGTGCTCTAGCAACAAGATGGTTATATACATCTTTTATCGAAACACCAAACGAAAAAGGTGCATCTTCATGTGGTATTAGCATAGGATCAGGAACTGGATTTACAAATGCAGCCAATGATACTATTTTGTTAATTGCTAACGGTACTGAAAGAATAGTAGTAAAATCAAATGCAACAACTATCAATGGTTCACTTACTGTAACAGGCAATGATATTAATACAAATAGCAGTCTTAATATTACAGCAGGAGGCAATATTGATGTTAAGAAAGCTAACGGTACTGACCAAGCATTCTTAGTAGACGGTACAACTGGTAATACTACTGTTGCAGGTACGCTAGGAGTTACCGGAGAAATTACTACTAATGCAAATCTTGGTGTAGCAACTAGTGCAACATTTGGCGGCGGTTATGGATCCACTGGTACATCAATTAGTACTGACGGTAACATAAGCACCAATGGTAACGTACAGATTGATGGTAACTTAGAAGTTGACGGTAATATTGATTTAGGAAATAACTCAGCAGATACTATTACATTTACTGGTTCAGTAGATAGTAATATTATACCATCAGGAACAAGAAACCTAGGTAGTTCAACATCAAGGTGGAGCACAGTATATGGTGACACATTCTCAGGTACTGCTACAACTGCAAAATACGCTGACTTAGCTGAAAACTATCTAGCAGATGCAGACTACGAAGCTGGAACAGTTTTAGTTCTCGGTGGTGACGCAGAAGTTACTGTAACTAATGTTAAAGGTGATCGTAGAGTAGCTGGGGTAGTTACAACTAATCCAGCACACTTAATGAACAGCGCACTAGAAGGCGATCATGTTGTAGGTGTAGCACTAACAGGTCGTGTTCCATGTAAAGTTCTTGGTAAGGTATCTAAAGGTGATATACTTGTAACAAGTGCAATACCAGGGTATGCTATTGTTGATAACAATCCACAGTATGGTACAATAATTGGTAAAGCAGTTGAAGCAAAAGATAGCAGTGATAAAGGAATTGTTGAAGTATTAGTAGGCAAATCTTAATTACGATAAATATGTAAAATAGGAATAAAAGAATGGCAAATAAATTTCCGTTAGTTTTTGATTCAACAGGTAAAAGCCTACAAGAACTACCAACAGGTGACAATCTAGACTTAACTGGTAGCAGTATATTAAATGCAATTGATATTACTGCTACTGGAACGCTTACTGTTAATACTGTTAGTGCGCAGAATATAAGCATTGACGGTGGTATTATAGCAGAAGTTGCAAAAACTAATGATTACAATGATTTGTCAAACAAACCTACGCTGTTTAGCGGCGACTATAATGACTTAACAAATAAGCCAACTAGTATAGGAGCAGATTGGGCAGATGTAACTAACAAGCCATTTATTCCATCAAGAACAAGTCAATTAACAAACGATGCTAATTTTGTATCAAACAATCAAATTAGTATTTTGCCTATACAAGTTACAGGATTATCGAATATTGCTACTTCCGGTTCTTTTAATGACTTATCTGATGTTCCTGATTATATTTCAAGAGAAGAAGTTGCTGGAGGAACACTAACGGTTGAGCTAAAAAACACTGGTGATTTAATAGGTAGTGTGTTCGGAGCCGATAGTTCAATAATTGTAGATCATTTAGCAAACGAACTTAATGTTGCTACTGTGAATACTGACATTATAAATGCTAACATATTAAATGCTCCTGATTTTAACTTAGTTGCAACAGATGACCTTAACATAAAGACAGATACATATCTAACTATCAGATCTACATCGTTTAGACTTTTAAATACATTGACTGGAACAGAGTTATATGATGTAGACAAGCTCGTAATTAGAGGTGATGTTGATTTTCAATTTGCATCGGTTACAGGTCTTTCACTCAATCAAGTTGTTGGCGACTTAACAGGTAGCGTGTTTGCAGACGACTCGTCTGTAATTATTGACGGTATCGGAAAAAGTATTAATATTAATACATTAGATGCAAATATTATATCTACTACTGAATTAAATTGTAATAACTTTAATTCTTCTAGTAAAATTACACTTAACGGCACAAATGGTATTGACGTGTTAACTGGTGGTCCTGTAAATATTCCTAATGCAACAACAGTTAGTATTGCAGGAACACAAGGAATTACAATCGAAGCTTCAAATGACTTAGTATTAACAAGTTCAAGTGGTAAAATAGATTTTACTAACAATTCGTTAATAGACTTTTCAGGTGCAGCAGTAACAGGACTTGCAGCCTTAACAGGTGATGTAAACGGTAGTGTGTTTGGTGATGATTCAACACTGCTAGTTGATGCAGTTAATAACACTATTCCAGCAAGTGTTATTTCAGGAACCTTTGCACAAGTAAATACTCCGGAATTAATATCAAGTACAACTCTTACTCTTGACTCTGCCAACATAAATTTAAGAAGCTCAGGAATAATGAGCATACAAGACATAGGCACTGGCGGTATTAATATAGGTAGTGGTAGTAATACTGTTAGTTTTGTTAATGGAACTAGTTTAAATATATCAGATTTAACCGACATCAATTTTAGTAATTCTGTAATAACTGGCTTAACAGGTGGTTCAATAGGATACACTGCATCCGTTCCTGCAAACTGGAATGGAGCAGCGCCTACTACAACACAAGAAGCAATCGACAGAATAGCAGCATGGATACAAGCGCAAGGTGGCGCCCTAGCATAAACGGAGAGACGTAAATGGCAATAACATACATTAATACAGGTACAATAGCAAATGACGGAACTGGTGATGCTCTCCGTGAAGCATTTATTAAAGTAAACGACAACTTTGAAGATTTAGATTTAAGAACTATTGAACAAACACAATTTGAAAACATTGGTTCAATCGGCGTTGGAGTTTTTGCAGGAAAAACAGATAACACAGCAGAATTTAAAAAACTAGTAGGCGGAACTAACATTACAGTTACAGAAGCAAATTCTACTATCGTTTTTGATGTAGATGACGCATTAGACGAACTGTTAATTATTGCTGACAATGGATCATTAACTATTAGTAGTGGTCAAAGTATGAATTTAATCGGAGGTAACGGTATAGTTACTGATGTTTCTGGGCAAACATTAACTGTAGAATTAGATACACAAAACATTGTTGCAAGAGATAGCAATCCAACACTATCAGCTGCATTAGATGCAAACAGTAATGATATCGTTAGTGCAGGTACAATTACTGCAAATCAATTTAATGGACCAATTGATGGATTAGTTTTTGGTTATGATGTAAGAGAATTTGGACCGTACTTATCTGGATTTGATTTTGGTAATATCAGACAAACATCTACAAATGCACTCCAATATATAATGTATAATATAGATATTGATTTTGGCGTAATTGATCCAGAAGATAGATCTAACACAGTCGACCTTGGGTTTTTAGAACCGGCATGATAACGATAAATATGTTATAGAAGGAAAAATCTATGGCATTACTGTGGACACAAGCTACAAACACATTATTAAGTACGGTAGAAGAAAACATTACTACAGAAGTAATGTTACCTGTATTAGAATCTTCTAACATATCACTTATCAGTGGTAAACTTCCTCCGGGACTCAGAATTGACGGAACATCTATAGTTGGAACTCCTAGAGAAGTTCCAAGAATTACTGATTATAGATTTGTATTAAGAGCTTCAACGGCTGAAGTTTTAGAAGATAGAACATTTACTATAAAAGTATTAGGTCCGGACGAACCGATCTGGGTTACTCCCCCGGGAGATTTGCCTGTTGGCAATAACGATACGTATTATATCTTAGACAGCAGTCCTATAGATTTTCAGTTAATTGCTACTGATGACGATATTACTGCCGGACAAACTTTAGAATTTTTTATGAAAGACGGTGACGGTGAGTTACCTCCCGGAACATCGCTTACAACAGATGGTAGAATTATAGGAATAGTTGATCCGTTATTAGCAATCGAAAAAGGCGAAATATTTGCAAGTGGGTTTTATGATACAAGCCCATATGATTTAACATCTGGCGGTTATGATTTTGGCATACGAAGCTCAAACGGTTTTGATAGCTTCTTTTATGATACAGCAGTTTGGGACTTTAGTTATACAGAACGTCCTCCTAAAAAATTAAATAGATTTTATGAATTTACAGTAAATGTCACTGACGGTGACACTATTGCAAGAAGAACGTTTAAAATATTTGTTGTAGGCGACGACTTTTTTAGAGCAGATAACACAATATTACAAGTTGGTTCAGGAACGTTTACAGCAGACAACACAAATTTACGTACACCTATTTGGATTACTCCAGGTGACTTAGGAATTAAACGTGCAAACAACTATATTACACTACAGCTTGATGTTATTGACACAAATACATCTGTAGGATTTATTAGTTATAGCGTTGAAAGCACTAATCCAGGAACATATAGACTAAAATCTACTGGAGAAATAATTACAAACGGTAGATATGAAATTACTGGAACATTGCCTAAGTTTATAGATAGCGGAAGAGGTCCTGATAGTTTTAACGGAACTCAACCTAATCCTATTACACCAGCTGAATGGGAAGTTATTACTCCTGAAACTGTAAGTACACTGCCGCCTGGTATGGATATAGATTTGTCTAATGGTGAAATTGCTGGTAGGGTTCCTTATCAGCCAGAAGTTACTAAAGATTATACATTTACAGTTAAAGCAACAAGATTTACTCCTGACGATATAGATAACAATGTTTCGTCTTTAAAAACATTTACTGTTAAAATACTTGGAGAAATTAATTCCGAAACTGTATGGGTAACTCCAAGTGATTTAGGTATTTTAAATTCTAATGCTATTAGTGTACTACGAGTCGAAGCAACAACAAATGTTACAAATGCAGGTGTTTTATATAGTTTAGCATCAGGAAGACTGCCTCCAGGATTAGAATTAACATACGATGGCGAAATAGTTGGAAGAGTTAATGCTTACGGACAAAACGTATATCACGGACTGTGGAGACCGGCAAGAAATTATACAGCAGGTCAAGTTGTTAAATACAATGGCATACTTTATAGAGCTATAAGTTCGCATTTAAGTAGTACATTAGGAAACTTTTCTACTGACGAAGCATATTGGGAAGAATTTAACTACATAATAACAGGCTTAACTACATTTGATAATGATAAAACTCAATTTGACGGAACTGAAACTAGTATTGATAGACAATATAAATTTACAGTAAATGCCGAAGATCAGTACAAATATAGTATTGCAAAAAGAGAATTTTCAATTACAGTTACAGATCCTGAAATAATAAGATATAGCAATGTATACTTAAAGCCTTTCTTAAAAGAAGATATTAAAAGAGAATTTACAAACCTTATTTCTAATCCGGAAATTTTTATTCCGCAAAATATTTATAGACCAGGAGATCCTAACTTCGGTATACAAACTGATATAAAAGTTCCTGTGTACTACGGAATTGAAAATAAATCCATTGATAATTTTGTAGCAGCAACAGCAAAAAATCATAAAAGAAAACAATATAGAATAGGTGAACTTAAAACAGCAGAAGCAACTCGTGAAGGAACTAATGAAGTTGTATACGAAGTTGTTTATTTAGATGTAATAGATCCTAGCGATACTTCAGAAGGTAGAACTCGAAACAGTATTGACATAAAAACTAAAAATAATATAACTATAGATTCTGTAAATAATGATCCAAAAAATATGTTTTACGATTATGAAACTAAACCTTCATTTTCTGTTAATACTAGAAATGGTAATGTTGTAATCACGCTAGGTGAAGATTTTAATATCGAAACAAGAGAAAGTGGCGAATTATCATTAACTTGGAGTACAGGAATAGAATTAGACGGAAGAACAGAAGATAATATTTTAAAAATTATAGAAGGCTTTGGTAATAATTTTCAACTTCGCCCCAAATATGAAAATACTATAAAAGCAGACTCTGATGCTATTGATGTATCATTAAACAAAGATAGTAAAAGATATATCAGTAATATTAATAATATGAGAGATAGAATTAGATCAATCGGAGCTACTAATAGAAGTTTTGTTCCTTTATGGATGCGTAGTCAACAACAAGGAAGTGTAAACGAATTAGGATATACTCCGTCAATTGTTTTATGTTACTGCAAACCTGGAACAAGTAGTATTATAAAAGCAGCAATCGAAGCTGCTGGATTTGATTTTAAATTATTTAATTTAGACATGGATAGATATCTTGTAGACAGTACTGAAATATCAAGTCAACCTAGATATATACTTTTCGCAAATTATAGATTCAATGTATAACCCAGATAAATAAGTGTAGGAGAACACTATGGCAACTAGCGACAACATTATACCAGAACAAATAGATGAAGAATTTCCAGTAGCAGGTCAAGATAATGACTCGCAAGGATTTCGTGATAACTTTGCAGCAATACAATCTAGCTTAACTGCAACTAAATCAGCTTTACAAGACTTAGAACAAAAAGCAGTTACAACAACTGCATTAACTGATCAGAGTCTCGATAACAATATGCAAGGTAATACTATATCAAACGGAGTATTACAATCTGTTGGTTATAAAATGATTGCCGCTGGAAATATTGATAATAATGATAATGCAAACATACTTTGGAGTACTGCAAATTATCATACACTTTCTATGCGTAATAATAATAGTGTTCGTTTAAATTTAAGTGGCTGGCCCGAATCTGGCGTATTTGCGAAAATGCGTTTAGCTATATACAGCAACGACGGTACTACAAGAACACTTACATTTGAAGCAGCAAATGCTGGTACATTACGTGTTAACCAAAACAATTGGAATACAGCACTAACTAACGGTGACTTCCAAGTAACTAGTGCAACAAGTCCTAAAATTGTAGATGTATGGACAGTTGACGGCGGTATTACAGTGTTTATGGAATATATTGGCGAATTTAGTATACTATCCTAATGTTTGATCCTAGAATAGACAATCTAGATACATTTACAGATTCTGAAATTGAAAACAGAATTATAGAATTAGGACGAAAATACTGGATGTCTCGCAATCCCGAAGTCCAGCAACAAATTGCTATTGCACTAGATATGTACAAAGAAGAAGCTAGTACTCGACGTGCAAAAGCCCTTCTCAAACAACAAGAACAAAACGGCGAAAATCCTCTTGACAATTTAATCAATGTATCGTAAAATACATGTATGCTTATGAAAACAGACTCTTTAGGAATACCACGATTCTCTAATCGCAATCTTCTCGATATGATCTATTCAGGTCATGCGGATAAGGTACACGTTGTACTATGTGATCCAAGCGATGATGTAGATAAGTTCAACGCCGCTATGGAAGAGCAAGGCTTTAACAAACTACAAAAGTATATCCCACTAGATGTAGATCAAAAGACTTTTGACGGTGTATGTCAAAGTGAATGGTTTATGCCTAATGAATACAAAGACATTAATGTATATGAGTATGTACTAGGCAAAGCAGAAACACCTTGTCCACAACACGTACAAGATCGCATATGGCAAGAATTAGATGCTTTTAGAGAACGCGGTATGGAAGATCTACTACGCTATATGATCTATCTTGTAGATTTCATGCGTGAGAATGATATTGTGTGGGGTGTTGGACGTGGATCAAGTGTAGCAAGTTATGTGTTGTATTTGATAGGTGTACATAGGATTAATTCAATCCAATATGACCTGGATTGGAGAGAGTTCTTGAGATAAGTAAGCATATAATTCACTAGGAGATACTATTATGGTACAAAAATCAAAAGGCAATAAAACTTACAGAACTATGCAAGGTAAGATTGTTGATATGGATATGCTAAGAAAGCGTAACGAACTTACTCCAGCAGTAGGAAATGTAAAGACAAATGCCCGCGGAGACGAACTAGGTCCAGGCGGCAAAATTGTTCGTAAACGTGAAGACGTAGTTAAGGAATATTATGATAACCACAAAGGCGTGGTTGATCAACCAGCAATAAAAAAAGAACAGGCTGTTCAAAAAGATTTAATAGACGATTGGGAAGATCCTGAACCAGTAGCTGACACAGACGACTGGGTCGAAGATGAAGATGGCAATTTTGTAAAAAAAGGTGACTAATGGCATTAAACATTAATACAATTAAAGGTACCCCACGAGCAATCGGTAATAGAGTACTAGTAACCGATATGCACTTTGGCGAACAAACAACCAAAGGCGGTATTATAATTTCAAATGATGATGGTAAAACTCGAGGAATTTATCCTCGATGGGCAAGAGTATACTCAAAAGGCCCAGAGAATAAAGACGAATATAATGTCGGTGATTGGATTTTAATTGAACACGGACGTTGGACCCGTTCAATTAAGGTTGATACAGACAACGGTGAACTTGAAATTCGAATGGTTGAAGCTGAATCAGTTCTTGCTATGTCAGACGAAAAGCCTGAAAGTGTTTCAATCGGTAAAGAATATGCAGACGGCGAACATGCAACTGTAGATCCTAGTGTTTTTGCAAATTAAGAGGTATAAATGACAAATCCATTTGAAGATATTGAACGCTTTGGCTCAGCGTGTGATCAAGAGCCATCAGAAGCAAACTACGATATGTATCTTAGTCTTATTGCAGAAGAATACAACGAACTTGCAGATGCTATAGCAGCAGATGATCGTGTAGAACAACTTGATGCACTGATTGACATTCTTGTTGTTACTATGGGTGCAATACGTGCAGGCGGCTATGACGGCGAAGGTGCATGGCGTGAAGTAATGAATACAAACTTTGCTAAGATTGATCCAGTTACTGGCAAAGTTCGCAAACGTGAAGATGGCAAAGTTCTCAAGCCAGAAGGCTGGAAAGCCCCAGAATTAGAACAATTTGTAAAATAATACTTGACTCCTAGCAGTTTATACGTTATAATGTATATAAATTGTTAGGAGTTTTCTTTTGGCTACACACGGCATGATTGACTTAGAAACACTAGGCGTTGAGCCTGATAGTGTTATAATGACTCTAGGTGCTATTAAGTTTGATCCTTATTCTGATGCAGAACCGCATAGTCCGTTATACTTGCGTGGCGATGTAGAAGAACAAAGCGAAGTATACGGACGTTCTATCGACGACAACACTCTTGCTTGGTGGAGTAGACAGCCACAAGAAATTCAAGACGAAGCATTTGGCGATCATCAAGATCGTGTAACTGTACAAGAAATGCTACGTCAATTAAACAAATGGTGTGTAGGATTAGACTACATTTGGTGTCAAGGTCCTACGTTCGACTTTGTAATTCTACAAAGTTTATATAAAGACGCAGAAAAACCTGCACCTTGGAACTATTGGCAAATACGTGATAGTCGTACACTGTTTTCAATGATGCCAAGCGATCCTCGCAAGGCAATACAGGAAAGTTTGCATAACGCACTAGCAGATTGTTATTATCAAGCAAAGTGTGTGCAGCAAAGTTATAAACATTTTGGAGTACAATCTAAGTGAAAGTTGGATTAAGTTTAAGCAGATGCGTTCGAGACGTTGTGGAAGCACGAGTATTGTATGAAGATATTTTGTGCATTATCGCACGAACAGACATAGATCCACATAATGATGATCATTGGAATGCCATCTGGGAAGGATACAACTATGGTGGATTAAGCAATCCTGAATGGGCAAACAATACCGAAGGAGAAGAAGTTTATCGCAATGTAGTCAAACAACTGTATGACGGCGGCAAAATTCATCAACCTAGGCAGTTTGGTGCTCATCCTGCTCGTATGCGTAACTACTGGTTAGACTGTGTTGTTCCTTTAGAAGAACACACACCTGCACAACAAAAAGCGTGGGATAATTATCAGCTAATTACAGGATTGTCTTAATGATTAGATGGTATGATTATCCAGCAGCATATATAATGGCAGATATATTAGTAACATTATTCTTTACAGTTCCTGTATTTGGTGCTATAATTGCATATATTGTATACGAATACGGTTGGGACGCATATTGTAAATTTAGATTGGAGCAGGAAAACAAATGAAAGAACTATGGGTAGAAAAGTACCGTCCGAAAACAGTAGACGGTTATGTATTTAGAGATGAAGCACAAAAACAACAAGTCAAAACTTGGATCAAAGACAAAACTATTCCGCACTTGCTTTTTAGTGGCAATGCTGGGATTG